TGGAGCATCATCAAGCAGAATCTTGATCTGCTCCCGAATGACTACCAGCCTCTCCAGGATCGGGAGGAGTATATCACCTTTGTGCTGCTGGCCGATGGCAAGGACACCTTGGCCTATGACTCCCAGAAGCAAAGGGAATACAGGGTGAATACACTCTACCGGTGTGCCATCTCTCCGAAGGGTGAGAATATCATCCGGAGATTCCTGACCAAGCAATTCAAGAATACCTTCCACAACTACATGAAGGGTGCTCTGAATAACAATGATGCCTTGAATATCACCGAGGCCATCACTGAATTCCTCACTGACTCCAATCAGGTGGTCACCGAGAAGGTGGTGAGCACTCTGTCGAAAGACTGGTACCGGTACCGGATGAAGTATCCGGATGAATTCAAGATACCAATCTTTTTTTAGTGGGTGTGGTGTCCTATGATTTTCGGCCTAAATGACTGAAAATAAAGTATTTTAAGTGGGTATGATGTCCTATAAAATTGGCTATATTATGATTCTGGGAATCCGAAAAATCGAGTATATTGACTCGGCCTATGTGAATGACTACAGCCAGGTGATCCCTGGCAGCAGCATCAATCTCTCCTCCTACCTGGTATCCGGCCATACTCTCTCACAGCTCCCCTTCACTCCGGAGACCGGAGATCTGCAGGAGAGCTGGGCCGATGATGATGCTGGGCAGCTCTCTAAGGTAACCTTTTCGGCCTCGATACGGAGGAATAAGGATTCGTACCGTACTATACTGCAGAGCCTGCTGGGCCGGAAGTGTGTGTGGGTGCTCACTCTGATATCCGGTGTGAAGTACATCATCGGATCCAGGCAATTTGTGCCGAAATTTACCTATTCGGATGGTGTGTCAGGACTATCCAGCTCTGAATTCAGCATCAAGCTCGAAAATGAATCACTGCATGGCATTCTGCTCGATTCTGCCTCATAGGTAGTCCGAGCAGGCCATCATACAGTGGCTTAAATTTGCATTCACTATTAATTTGCAGGACTATGAATCTGTCTTTGTTCACCAAAAATCTCCGAGGTCCCTGGATGATCCATCCCCAGGAGGCAGCAGCAATGATGCCCCTGGTGCGTGGTGTCATTGCCGGTACTCACATCGAAGATATCGATGAAGCGGAGAAGAAGGCTGGGCAGAAGATCTCCTGTGCCGATTACTATGTAGGTAGCCAGCTCCAGGTGAATCCCTTCACCGATAAATCCGTCTATGTGGCCTTCATCGATGGCACCATGACCAAGTATGGCACCTGCTTCAGCTATGGCACCAGGGAGATTGCCGAAGAGCTTCTGAAGGCTGACCAGGATCCTGAGATTGTAGGCCATATCCTCTGTGTAGATTCCGGAGGTGGTGCTGCAGACTCGGTGCCTGAGATTGCCGATGCAATCCGGCAGCTCACCAAGCCTATTGTGGGATTCGTGGATGGCATGGCTGCTTCTGCTGCCATGTATGCCATATCCTACACCAGCAAGATCATTGCTCACCAGCCTACTGACCAGATCGGCTGTATTGGCACAATGGTCACCATCTCCGGCTGGCCGAAGCTCCGGAAGGACTCCGATGGCTATGTGGAGATGCGTATCTATGCAGACCAATCCGAGGAGAAGAATGCCGACTATGAGGCAGCTCTCGAAGGAGAGACCAAGCTCATCAGGGAGAATGTACTGAATCCTCTCTGTGAGATCTTCATCAGGGACATGAAGGAGAATCGGCCTTCTGCCACCGATGACCAGCTCAAGGGCCGGACCTACTTTGCCAAGGATGTGGTGGGGACACTGATTGATTCCATCGGCACTTTCGAGGATGCTATCAAGGCAGTCCTCGAATATGCCGAGCTTGCAGACAATAATTCTTCTTCACAGATGGGAAAATACAACAAACTCGAAAGCATACCGGAGCTCAATGAGCAAGTGTATGCTGAGGATGGCTCCACCATCCTCCAGGCCTGCCAGCTCGAAGCCATTGAGCAGGCACTCTCTACTCCTAGGGCCGAAGAGCAGGAGCTCCAGGCTCAGATGGACTCTCTCAAGCAGTCTCACCAGGAAGAGGTGGCCGGTCTCCAGCAGACCATCACCGAAAAGGATGAGACCATCTCCCAGAAGGATGCCAGGATCCAGGAGCTCGAAGGAGCACTGGAGGAAGCTGTGGCCAAGGCCAGCGGTGAGAAGCCTGCATCCGTATTCCAGCCTGCTGACCAGGGTGAGGCCGAAGCGGACTACAAGCCTGCCAAGACCTTTGCCGAGGCCGAAGAGGCCTGCAAAGCCTTCCTCAATCGTAAGTAACCAAAAAATCTTTTTTGCCGTATGAATCTCGAACAAGTTCTTGTAAACTCCGGTGCGAAGTTTCGCAAGGAGATCCTGGCCATGCCTGTTGTGGCTCTGGAAAAGACTCTCAAGCACATGACCATCCGCAAGGGTGTTCGTGGTGATGAGACTGTGGGCGGTTATGCTTCCGGTGCGGAGCTCCGGCCTTACAAATCCGATGGCAAGGGTGCTACCGACACCGGTGCATTCTTTGGCCGTACTCTGACCACCTACCTGGGTGATGTGGTAGAGGAATTCGATCCCTACCAGCTCTTCTCCACCGTTTATGGTGAATCCTTCAGCTCCCTGACTGACCGCAAGGAGGCAGACATTGTGCGTGACATGGCTCTGGCTATGGCCAAGCATGTCTCCAGCAAGCTGGGCAAGGCTCTCTTCGCTGCAGCTCGCACCACTCCTGCCGGAAGCACCACCATGACTCTCTTCGATGGCTTTGACACCATTGCTGCCAAGGAGATCTCCGATGGCAATCTGGCCATAGCTGCTGGCAACTATGGCGAATTCGATGCCATCACTGCTGCCAATGCCGGTGATGTGCTGAAGGCCATCTACTCCAATGCCTCCGATGAGCTCAAGGAGAGTGACAACCTGAAGATGTATGTCTCCCAGGCCATCCTCGATAAGTATGAGGAGTGGTGCCTCGCTACTCTCGGTGCTGTGGCCTACAATCAGACCTATGCCCAGAATGTGCTGCACTTCAATCGCAATGTCGAGATTGTGCCGATGGTCGGCCTGAAGGGCTCCAGCTACATCTACTTCTCCACCAAGGAGAATATGCTGGTGGGCATGGACCAGCAGTCCGATGCCGAGAAGGCCAAGATCCGTGAATGCGACAATCCGAAGGCTCTCCAGTTCTTCATGTGCCTCTTCTGGGGTGTGCAGTTCCAGAGCATCAAGCCTGAATTCCTCTTCGTGGCCAAACTGAATGCTGCCTCCGATCCGGCTGTCACCGGTGATGCTCTCATCGATGGCCTGTCTGCCGAGGCTGGCAGTGTGAAGCGCACCTATGCCACTTCCGATGGCTCCGGTGTCACTGCTGCTGTGACCAGCGAGAATTCCTCCTGGCTGACCGTCTCTGTCTCCGGAAACAAGGTGACCTTCACTCGCACTGCCTATGCACATGGTGAAGGTGCAGATCCTCGTGTAGCCACTGTGCGTGTCTCTGCCAAGAGTGGTGCAGCCTACCTGGATGTGACTGTCAAGCAGGCAATGGCCGGCGAGTAGTCTCTGATCCCTAGAAATCCCATAGATTATGAATCTCGGAAATCTTGACTTCAAAATCGGTGGCATCAATCCCTCAGGGATTGGTGCTACCATCTATCGAATTGCCAAGAAGGACATCACTGCATGGCCTTCCATCGGCAATGATCCCGATGCCACCGAAGGCACTGTGGCTTCCCTTGCCAAGTACAATGGGAATTTCACTCTCGCCAATGGTGCCATCTGGGATAAGCTCTACTCCACTCAGGGAAAGGGCAAGGCCACTTTCGAGGTGACCGGTGAGGTGGACTGCAAGATGTACACCAATAAGGCTTCCCTCTCTTTCCCCGATCTCACTGCCGAAGCACTGGCCTTCTGCAAGGCTGCTGCCAATGGTGACTATGTATTCATTGTGAAGGCTGCAGGCCGTTTCCATGTCATCGGCTCCCCTGACTACAGGGCCACCATCTCTCCGACTGGTGACACCGGTGATGCTGCCGGATCTGCCAAGGGTGTGACCTTCGAGGTAGAATGCCCCGATGTGACTCCTCTGCCCATCTATGTGGGTACTCTGGCTGTCGAAGGTGGCTCCATCGACTGCTCCGATGGCAGTTTCACTCCCACTCCGGCTCCCGATCCGAATGCGGAATAGTGAATACTGAGATCCTATCCTATCTTCAAAGTGCAGAGCCAGATTTCAGTGCTGGCTTTGCACTTTTTTGCCGTTACAGCAGGAATGATGCTCTGAAGAATTGGATCTCCAGGAAGCTGGATATGCCAAAGCTCCTGTATGAGCTAGAGAAGCTCTCCAGGACCACAGTATCCATCAATCCCAAGGAATCCCTGGATGTGGCCAGATATGCCCAAAGCAGGCCTTCTCCGGAGCCTCCTGCACAGGATCCGGTGAGTGTGCCTGTCATAGAGCCTTCCATCTCCTTCAAGACCTTCGATGAGAGAAAGACCAGAAGGGCAGACCTTCCTGCCGAATTGCAGGCAGTGTATGATGAATGCGCCTCTGACTTCAAGCTCCGGAGAGGTCTCCATGAGAAGATGAAGATGGCCACCACCAATGCAGACAGGGCCATCTACCGGCAGAGAGTCATCGAGACCGATGCAAGGATTCGGGCCGGTTTTGCCGAGATAGATGACTATCTCACCAGGCAGGCCGAAGAGAAGGCCAAGGCCGATGACTTCAAGGAGAGCACAGCCAGGAGCTATGTCTCCAGAGCTCTCAAGAAGGCCAAGCTGACCGGTGCCCAGAAGGCCACTCTCAAGGCCAGGGTGCAGGCTCTCCAGGCTCATTGCTGTACACTGGATGCCAAGACCATCTCCAAACTCCAAGCACTAAAAATCCTTTAATTCACAATCACTATGGAAGTATCTGTCATTGACCTTATCAAGCAGATGACCTATGTCATCCCCAGCATCATTGCTGCCACTTGCACCATCACTGCTGCCATTCATGGCATCTTCAAGATTGAGAAGCCTTGGGTGAATCATCTCATCTCCTGGGTGATCTCCATCCTGTGTGCTCTCGGTTTCGTGGCCTTGAATGGCCTCACCTTCGGTCTCGGTGGCTGGGACTATGCCATCGGAGCTGTGTGTGGTCTCATCACCGGTGCTGCAGCCAATGGTGTGTATGATTGGGAAGCCATCAAGGCCTTCTTCGATGCCATCACCAATATCTTCACCAAGAAGTAGCCACTACCTAAGCCTCCAATAATTATTTGTCCCAAGTAGCCGGAGAAATCTGGCTACTTTTGTTTTGTGAATAGGTCAATTACCATATTGAAAGAAGAGGACTTGGAGAATATCCGGCATTGGGCCGAGCTGAGATTCTCCCTCTCTGAGATTGCCACCATGCTGATGGTAGATATCTCAGAGCTCAGGCTTGCACTCCAGAATCCAAAATCGGATATCTCCATTGCCTACAACTCCGGCAAGGTCTCCAGCCAGATCAAGAGGAGAGAAAAGCTCCTTGAGCTGGCCAATGCTGGGAATGAGTGGGCCATCAAGATCCTGGATGGCTATGAGGTCAAGCAGACCGAAGAAGAATTGATGCCATGAGAAGAGTAAACAGAGACAATGAGACACTGGACCTGATGGCCAGGAAGATGGAGAATGACTCCATTGTGCTCACTACCGGTCAGCAGGCTCACTTTGACCGGCTCAGAGATGCTTACACACACTGGCTCTCCAATCCACTGCTCTCCGATAACCGGATGAGAGACTACATGATGGCCACACATCATGTCTCCACCAATCAGGCCTACCGAGACATTGCTCTCCTGAAGCTGCTCTTTGGCTCTGTGGCTGTGGCCAATAAGGAGCAGATGAGATACAAGGCCAATTACCTGTATGATGCTGCTGCAGCAGCAGCTTTGGCCGGTAATGATGCCAAGGCCAAGGCTCTCACCAAGATTGCCGATGGCATTGTCAAGAATAACCGGCTGGATGAGGCCGAGGGTGAGGACTTCCCCTGGGAGGATATTGTGCCTGTGGACATGTCCCTCTCTGTGGATCCTTCGGTCATCGGCATTGATCCCATCCCCAATATCAGGGAGAAAGCTGCCAAGCTGCTGAAGCAGTACAGTGAGGAAATTGATGGACCGGCACCTATTCCCGATGAGCAGTAAGGAAAAATACCTGAATAGGGCCCAGCAGGAGGCTCTGGCCATAGCAGCTCACACAGAGATTGACATCTGTGGGAGAAGATTCGGTAAATCCTTCGGCATTGTCTCCCTCCGGATCAAGCGGAATGTGGAATTCATGCCAGGATCCACCGGATGCTTTGTGGCCAGCAGCTACAAGCAGGCTCACATGAGGACTCTTCCGGCAGCTCTCTCCGGCCTCTCCGAATTCGGCTGGATCGAGGGTGTGCACTATGTGGTGGGCAAGAGGCCTCCTGGCAGGCTAGGCTATGGCAAGCCAATCATTCCTCTCCAGAATTTCGATGATGTGGTCTCCTTCTACAATGGGGCCCAGATGGTCATTGTCTCCCAGGATGTGAGGATGAGCTCCAACTCCATGACATTCGATTGGGTGATAGGTGATGAGGCCAAGGGCCTGAATTTCGATAAGCTCAAGGATGAGACCTTCCCTGCCAATGGTGGTACCAGGAGATACTTCTCTGACTGCCCCTGGCACCATTCCATCCTCTTTGTCTCCGATATGCCGGTGCTCAAGAGTGGCCGGTGGCTGCTCAATTACCGAGAGAAGGCCACTCCTGACATCATCGAGACCATCAAGGGACTCCTGGTGCTGAGATGGCAGGTCAAGGCCTGGGAGGATGAGAAGAGACGGAAGGATGAGCTGGGCCGGATTGACTCCATGCTCTCCCAGCTCCGGAGGAAGGCTGTGCTCTACAGGGAGTGGTCCACCTTCGAGAATGTGGATGTGGTGGGCCTGGATTACATCCGGCAGATGAAGAGGGACCTTCCTCCCCTGGTATTCCAGACCAGCATCCTGAGCAAGAGGATAGAGAGGCTCAGGGATGGCTTCTATCCAAACTTCCGAGAGAATATCCACACCTATATCAACAACAACAATACTCCACTGCAGGACATGGGCCTGGGGAATCTGGAGGCCGGTACTGACTATGGCTGTCTCCTGGATGGTGATGTGGATCTGAAGGCTCCCATTGCCATAGCCTTCGACTTCAATGCCAATATCAACTGGATGGTGTGTGGCCAGAGGGATGGCATGAGGCTCAAGGTCATCAAGAGCTTCTATGTGAAGTATGAGAGGAAGCTGAGAGAGCTGGTGGATGACTTCTGCCACTACTACAGAGCTCACATCAGCAAGGAGGTGGTATTCTACTATGACACCACAGCCTTGGGCAGCAACTATGCAGTATCTGATAAGGACTTCAAGGCCATCATTGTGGAGCAGTTCAATAAGCATGGCTGGTATGTGGAAGAGCACTTCATCGGCAAGCCTCTCAAGCACACCGAGAAGTACACCATGATTGACCAGGGATTCACCGGTGCTGCCGGTCTGCTGCCGGTATTCAATAAGGAGAATAATGAGGCTCTGCTCATAGCCATCTCTATGGCAGAGGTCAGGATCACTGCTGGCCAGGGATGGCACAAGCACAAGGGCGGTGAGAAACTTATGGAGACCGAGGATGACCTTCTGGAGCACCGTACCGATGGCACAGATGCCTTTGATACACTCTACATCGGGAATTGCACCGATCCTTACAATATAGGCCTGATGGGTATCGGCTCTGCAATGTAGCTGGCCGAGAAAAAAAGTGTCAGGCATATATGGCGAATTCGATGAGGATTGCCGGTCCGGCCACAGGACAGGGCTTGGAAGAGGGAATCGCAAAACCTTCGACCTTCGGAAAAAATGTCCTATTCTCTTGATTGAATGTCAGATGGATGGATTCATCTTTGGCGGTATCCGGTGCTTGAATGTCCTAAATGCACCTAGGCCGGTAATGTAACTTTGTTTCCTACTATGATACATGCCTCAAGAATACATGAATTGGTGCAGCAGCTCCAGGTGTTTTCCATCAAGTGGGTGGCCACTGATGGAGAGCTGGTGAGTGTGGCCAGATGCCGGTGCACATCCTTTCATGGAGCCGGTGATACACTGAATATCCTCATCATTCCATCCGGAGAAGTGAGGACTGTGAATCGGAATACTATTGTGGAATTTAACGGAGAAGAAGTAATACTATGAGTATCAAATCATCTGCTGCTTTGTCCATCATTGATGGAGTGCAGCTCTTTCCAGAGATCCAGACCATCCTGATGACAGACTCATCGGATGCCTTCAAGGTGGAGAAGGACCTGCAGGCTGAGGTCATCGGGCCATACAAAGTGGCTCCCTGGGGACCGGATAACCTGCTTCCGAATCATGTGCTTGACCGAGTGGAGAAGGGTGACATTGTGGGTGCCAATCTTCGCTTCAATCGGGATGTGGCCTTCGGCCTTGGTCCCAAGCTGGTGAAGGCAGTGGAGAGGGATAAGTATGGCAGGGTGCTGGAATGGGCACCGGTGGAAGAAGGTCCCATCTTCGACTGGTTTGAGGCCAATGACATCCCCCTGTACATGCAGGAGCAGCTCACTGACATCACCTATTTCTACAATGCCTTCCCTGAGCTCATTCTCTCGGAGGACTTCAAGAGCATCCAGTACATCCGGCACAAGGAGGCTGTATTCAGCAGGTGGTCCATGATGACCAAGGATGGCCTGATCAACTGGCATTATTATGCCGATTGGGCCAATAATCCCACTCAGAAGGATATCACTGCCACATGGGTGCTTGATGAATTCGACACCATGAAGGACCTGCAGATCCAGGCAGCAAGGATGAAGAGCCGGAGATTCATCTTCCCTGTGTACATGCCTTCCCCTGGCAAGCCTTACTACTCCAGACCTGAATGGTACTCCATCTTCATGAGTGGATGGTATGACCACAGCACTATGGTGCCGGAGCTGAAGAAGGCCATCCTCAAGAATCAGCTTGGGGTGAAGTTTATCATCTATGTGGCCCAGGAATACTTCGACTTCATCTGCAGGCAGGAGGGAGTGGATCCTCACAACAGGGAGGAATACAAGAAGATTGTGGACCGAGAGAAGAAGGCCTTCAATGAATTCCTCTCCGGAGAGAAGAATGCCAATAAGGCCATCCTGGCCATGAAGCAGAAGATAGCCACTGCCTCCGGTACGATGGAGACCAAGTGGATTGAGATTGTGCCCATCGACAACAAGCTCCAGGGCGGTGAATACATCGATGACACCGAGAGCACTGCCAATATCATCTGCTATGCTATGGGTGTGCACTCCTCCCTCATCGGTGCCACTCCTGGCAAGAGCAGCTCCACTCTCGGAGGCACTCAGGCCAGAGAGCTCTACCTGATGAAGCAGGCCTGCATGAAGCCTATTGTGGACCGAGTGATGAGGCCTCTCCGAGTGGTCAAGGCCTTCAATAAGTGGGATAAGGATGTGTACATCAATGTGCCGGAATACATCTTCACCACACTTGACCAGAATAAATCCGGCAAGCAGGAATCAACTAACACTGAAGCATAAGCCATGATAGTATCTGGATACTCCGAGATGAAGCCTTTCCTCCCTGCAGTGGAGATGAAGAGTGCTTCCACCACCATCTTCGATGATGCACTTGAAGTGGCCCAGGATGACCTGGTGACCACCATCATCGGCACTGACCTTGAGGCTCTGCTGGAAGCAGCCAAGGCCACTCCCGACACACATGCCAAGCTCCGGAAGCTCTGCCAGCGAGTCATCTC